ATTGAAGATTTACATGAAAATGGAATCTTTAAGTAGATAACAAGTTTACTTTCTAGATTATATTGTGATAACATTAAACCACTAATTTTTTCCAACTTGTCATAGATGAAGGGCTTTTTAAATTTTGAGCCGGTCTTCTTAACATAGGTATTATTATAAAATTCATTTGTGTCATCCTCATTATCAAATATGATTTCTCCCTCATCATAAAAACCTGCAAACATTTCAATGCTAGTATCACAGTCTATTCCAACTGTATATTTCTGAAAGAATTTAGCGGGAATAACATATATTTTAGAGGAGATGTCTTTTGAATCAAAATAAATAATATCAGTGTTTATTTTTAAAAGTTCTGGCATGTAATTACTAAAGCAGTTATACATGGACATTAAATTTATTCCTAGGTAATCTCTGTGAAATCTTAAATAGTTTCCTAAATACTCATGAACATACTTTGTATATAAAGGACCTTGAATATTTAAATTCTTGGTTAGATTTAAAATTCTTTGACCATAAACATAATTATCAACGGGCTTCAATGTTGTGGGAAGATTTGACAAGTCATTTAATACAATCTTATCACTTCCCTTGAATTTATAAATCTTGTTGATGTGTAAATAATCATTTTCAGGAAATAAAGTATCTCCTGATTTCAATACATGAAGTTGTGGCAAGTTAAAAGATTTAAGAAGTTCTTTTATGTATCCTGTTACTATATCACTATTGTTAAATTTATACATAGTTATTCACTCCTTATCCTGTAAAGCCATCTGGTATTGAACCTGCAAGAGTATTTATACTTACTGATATTCCTCTATTCAACATCTCTGCTATATTTTGAACATTACTATTAATTGAAGAAATCAAATTCATTCTGTCATCAATCTTATTAGATTCACTAACTACAATTCCCGCCGACTTGCCAAACATCATTGATGATAGGTCTTTGTCTGAGAATGCTTGTTCTCCTGTTGCATTTGAAATACTATATGAGGCAACTTTTGACATCATTAAAAGCATTGCGTCCATCTTAGGATTAAATGTATTAGTTAAATATTCAGCCGTCACTTTTGTATAGTCAACTGTCTCTCTTTGTTTTTGTTCTATTTTTTGTTGCATGTCTTTTTCTGACTGTGCTAATGTTGATGATTGAATATCACTTCCTGATGTTGTTCCAACAAATGTTGAACGAGAAGAACTTCTCTTAACACCAGTTCTAGATGTCTGGTCAGCCATGAAATCAAGACCACTTCCTCTAGTAGTGCTTCCTGCTTGAAACCCAATGTTCATCTTTGTTAACATCTTTGCAGGGTCACTAATGTTTTCAATGCCACTGATTAAGTCTCCCATTAATCCAAGAGAGCCCACTCCGACAATGCCTAATTTCATAAGATTTTCAACAGTTGTGTTAAGGTCAACACCTGTTCCAAGAGCAGTAATAAATGGAATATTTATGCCACCGGTTAATCCTTGAATCATATCAGTTACTTTCCAGAGAGCAAATAAAGCAGGATTATCGGCAATATTAGTTGCTAAACCATACTGAAGATTTGCCCACATATTATCCATCATGGTAGCAATACTCATTCTTGAGCCCATTGTTCCCATACTCTTTTGTAACTCATTTATTGCGACTGCATAATTCATGGTGCTTGACGCAATGCCGTCTAAACTATTTCTTAAGTTCTTCGCCGCAGTCATGTCAGAAAGTGTTATTCCAAACAGATTTGCATATTGTGCTTGAACTACTTTATTATCATTTGATGCAATTTCTTGAATGTATTGAACAACAGATTTTAATAGTTCATTTGTCTGTGAACCATCTAGTCCCTCAGATAACATGTCAGCATAGTTAAGATTTTGTGACCTTGAGGCAGCCATAATGAGTAGGTTTCTCATTCCAGACATACTTTCAAGACCTGCTATGTTACCACTACCAAGATAGCCAATTGCCTGTGCTAAACTTGAAACTGTTGCATCTGATAGACCAACTGAACTTAGTGAGCCTAACCATTTTTGAACAACATATTCAAACTGAATAGTTGCACTGTTTGTCATTTGTGATGTTGCTTCTAATAATGCTCCTGATACAGTGTCAAAGTTATTATTCAAATAACTACTGTCTTCAAACATTCTGTTTAAATACTGTGTGAGAGATGTTTCAAGACCTAGTCTGGCCGCTGTTGAATCACTTTGTTGCAATCTAACAATTCTTAAAAGAGTGCTATTGGTAGCATCAAATGTTGTTGAAATGTTTTCTGCAATTGATTCTAAAAATGCTCTCTGTTCAAGATTGTATACAATTCCTAATTCAGTTAATTTATTTAAATTTTCAAACATTGACTGTGTTCTAACAAATGGAGTCACACCAATGTTGTTTTTTACCATCTCTGACATTCCTGAGAATGTCTTATCTGCTCCTTGAAGTCTTGTGTTAATTCCAATTTGATATTTAGCATAATCTCTCATAATGCCATTAAACTCAGAGGTTAGATTATCAAATAACTTCTGAGCAGACTTCATCATTCCACCAAGAGAAAACTGCTGTTTAATATTTTCTTTTGTTTCATCACCAATGGCTTTTAATCTTTGTTTAAATGATGCTCCTGAGTCAGCATCTAAAATAGTCTTATTATACTCTCTTTGAAGTTCTGCTGACTTCTTTTGATACTCAATCAAGTCCTTCATTTTTTGAACTTGTTCTTTTTTGTTGAAGTCTTGAATTATTTTTGTTCTTTCTTTAAGAGTAAGTTTTTCAACATCAATGCCTAATTTAAGCATCATTTGAGACTGTTCTTTAACAGCCTTCATTTGTCTTCTACGACTTTCTTCATCAATCTTTTTCTTTTCACTTTTCATGAAATTGAGAAGAGTTTTTTCAGCGTTACCAAAGGAGGTCTCACCTGTTGTTGATACTTTTCTACTTCTATTTTGACCACTTATCTTTTCATTAATATCAGATGGCATGTGTAAGAGCCTCCTTTCTTATTTCTTTATTTTTGCTTGTTCTGTAAGTTCTTGTGTTCTCTTATATTCTTCTGCTAGAAACTCAAGAATATAATTTCTTTCTTGTGGAGTTATCTTCATAACATCTACATAAGAAGTATTTGTATTTTTACTTATCAGATAAGACTCTTTAACTATTTGTTTATATCGGTATGGACCAAATGGTTTTCCATCATTAGTCAATTGTGGGTCCAAAAAACTCTGATGTGAGGCGAAACGTGGTAACCGCATCGTAACCACATGAGCCACATTTGACAAGAACCGCACTGTCAAGGCCTACCCCTCTGTTTAATTTATCTGCTGTTTGAATAATTAAATTGACATCTCTCATTGGTAGTTTCTTGACAAAAATTTCCAATGCAGTTGGACTTAATTTTTGATTATCAACTGTGTCAATCAACGATTGAAGTGTAATAACAAGACTTGGGTCATAACTTAAATCTTTTATCTTACGCTTCAATTCTTTTGTTCTTACTGCAATTTCATCTAGAATTCTTGGTGTCTGTAATCTAATTCTTACTTCTTTTTTAGATTGAGGCAACATAACTTTTCTTAGTTCATTGAGATTTTCTTCAAACTCAATCTCTTGTAGGTCATCAAGTGAAATTCTTGTTTCATATGTCTCTCCACAATTAGGACATGTAACCATCATTTTGTATTCTGTTCCATAGGTTACAATTCTTAGTTTATGAAGCAGAAATTGATAGTCACCTAAGCACATATCATAAACAGGAATTCCAGGTTTTTCAACTAGACAATCTTCAATGATTTCTGACATAACCTTGTAAGGAGTATCAGAAGGTGCCAATCTTCTCATTTCCTCTTCAGTAGTCATGCTTCTTACTTTAACTGTCGCCTTAACGGGTTCATCGTAGATTTTGCCTCTTGATGGCAGTGTGTAAGACTCTGCAATGGTATAATTTTGACTCATGTTTTAAAATTCTCCTTTTCTTTACTTATAAAGTAATAGAACTTGTATTCTTCAGTTTATTATCCTCATATAATTTAGCACAAATAAAAATTGGCCAGAATCACATAGATAATAAATTGACAATATCAAGATAACCATAGTATAGGTCAATATAATATACAATAAAAATGCTATTTTCAAACAAAAAACCTCTCAAATCATCTGATAATAGCAGATTAGAGAGTGAGAGGTTGTTTATTTAAATTATTTGACTATTATTCTTCGTCAGGTAGATGCATTTCTGCTCTATCATATTCAATAGTTGCTGAGATTGTCTTAGTGTCACCGGATTCCATATCGAAATCATCTTGATTGACTCCTGAAACCCAACAACCTTTTAGCACCCAATAACGAACCAATTCCCAATCAGGTGTGTATTCATTTAAAGTGCATTCTTTCTTGTAAGCACTCATTTTTCCAACTTTCTCAGTTTTAACATCATAAGAAAGTTTTTGCCAAGCCATCAATACTGATTTTGTGTCAGCACCAATAAAGTCTCTTACAACAATTGTTCCTGAATCAAATGTAGGAACACCTGCCATTTTCATGACATTGTTTCCACGCTTAATTTGCAACACTTCTTGTTTGAATGTAGGAATAGGTGCTTTAACAACTGAGAGTCTTAATACTTCTTGTCCACCTGTAATCAGAGGACGACCATCGCCAACTACTGCACCTGCTTGAAGTAAATCATTAATTCCAGTGACAACAAATTCAAAGGTATTACTTCTTTGAACTTCATACAAGTCAGGATTATTTGCTAAGTGATATGTTCCCATATTTTCTGCCATTTTTATAGTTCTCCTTTTTTATTATTCTGTAACAATTTCAACTGAATCAGCCATTTCAATTGTCAAGTCAAAGTCTTCAACAGCCTCAATAGGAACAATTCTAATAACTGCTTTTAGAGTTGCTTTCTTATCTGACTTCTTTTTAATCAATCTATAGTCTGCAATTCCATTTCCTGTAACCATTTGGTCTAACAGAGGTGTGATTCCTGACTTAAAGTTAATCCAGAGAATATCACTGTTTTGTTCAAATGTCAAACCTCTAGATGTAGTAAACAGAACTTTTTTAATACTGCTAACTAAGTTTCTGATGTTCAAGAAGTTGGAAGCAACTAAATCTTGTTGCTGAGTTGTTCCCAAACCAACAGGATTCAATGTTCTATTACCCCATAGAATGACTCCATAAGGATTGATGTTGCAAATTGGATTGACTGTGTAGTCTCCTGGTTCTCTTGATTGAAGAGCATTTGCTTCAATTTCACCATATTTAATGGTAACAAATGGAGAGACAATTGAAGGAATTCTACCTCTAGATGCACCGGCAACTGCTAGCCAACTAGGATTGTTTGCAACTGATTGTGCAAACGCTAATAGATATCCAAATGAGCCTGGCATTGTATTGCTTTGAGGACTAACAATTAACTCTGATGTGATGTAAATCCAAGGAGTGAAACCAGCACTAAACTTAGCCTTTGCACCTGCTGTAGTTCCAATTCCATCAAAGTATGTTTGAACTTCACTTTTTGTTGCTAGATTCTCTGCGTGGTCAACAAGAACAATTGCATCGCCTCTTGTGTCTGCAATTCCAATCATTGTATTTATTACTGTGGTGTTACTTATTGAATATGCCCCAGATGTTAAGAATCTAATGTCATAAAGACCTTTATCCTGAAGTCTGCTCCAGAATCCTGCTTGTTGTAATGCTGTTTCCATTTCATCAAGCGTTGCAACCGCAACTGTTGCGCCTAAAGAGATAGCAGGAACTTCATACAGAACATATAGTCCTGCTTTTAATAATTCATAAGCCATGATATATGACTTATCTTTAACTGTTTCTAAAGTCTTAGGAGCAATACCCATGACTTCTTTAAACTCATCTAAGGTTGTAAAGAGAGTAGGAACTCCTATGTGTGTTGAAGTTAGAACTTCACTTGAAAAACCTGGAATATAGACAACATTCTCAGTGGCTAGATTTGAGCCACCAACTGTGTAGTCAAGTTCATTGATTGTAATTTTTGGCATCTTATTTTCTCCTTTTAGTTACTTTCTATAATTTCTATTTCTATTTCTTCTTCCATACTTACATTGTCTACATATGGTATTGAGAAGAGATAAGCATCTTCTATTGACAACTTTAATGTCCATCTTGTAAATTGGTCTGGAAACAATTTTTGTGGAATATTTGATGTGTCCTCAATTGTCTTTAATAATGTGATATGGGCATTATGCTCAATATTAGCATCATTGTAAGGCAGTGTTACCTTCAACTTAGGATAATTTACAAAGTTGAATATAAAGTTTCTTAGATACTCATCACCTTCTTCAAAGTGTCTGGTGTAAATATCTAGTTGATATCCTACTTTCATAGGTATGGCATTTATCTGCAATGTCTTTGTTGCAGTTGCCTCCTTCATCATACCATCAAATGTTAAAGGTTTTTTGTTGGCACTAAGAAGTTCCAAATTAGCATCTCTTGATAGTGCTATGATTGGCAATTTAAGTGGTTTATCACCTGTTAAATCTGCCTTCACTTGAAACAATCTAGTCACTTCATCAGGCTTTAAGATTCTCATGTTAGGGTCTTTAATCCACTTTTGAATCTTTGAGTAAAGTGCTTCATCATAAAGTCTAACACCCATCTTATTTGCCTCCTCTTCTTGTTAGCATATACACATCTACAAAGTTTTGTATTTGCATAACAACATAACTAAACGCTTGAGATATAAGATTGATGCCTTTGACCTCTAGATTTCCATACTCAATCAATTTAATTACAGTAAGTAAATTCTGATTTGTGTCTGGAACAAATAGGTTGTTATCAACTCTGACAATATATTCTGTTCCATTGTCAGATATGAATAGATTATTTAAACCATATTCAATAATATCTCTTGAGGAATTGTTAATTTTTAGACTTTCTATAAGATATTCATCCAAAGAAGAGACCTTTTCCTCATTTAAATTTAGCACAACATAATTGAATAATTTTTCAGGAATAAAATTTGTTAGAAAATCACTCCAGTCAAAGTCTCTTGATAAGTTCAGTGTCATTTCCATATTATTTTAAACCAAACTCTTTAACTAGATGAGTAATAAAATCTTTTATTTCTTTTCTGTTCATTGCATCAGGTGTAAGCCCATTATCCTTAGCAATCTTAGCCCACTTTTCTTTATTTGCAACAGTTGTGTTGATTGCAACATTTTGAATGTCTTCAGGCTCATCCACTGATGCTTTACCACCAGTTTCAAGTTCTTGTGTAAGATTTTTAATCTCAGAAGCATTTCTTATTGCACTATTCTCAGTTGCAGTAGGTGTCTCAAATAAAATTTGATTTCTAATTTCATTTGCTTTATTTTTATCTATTTTTGATTTATCAGCAATACCATATTTTGTAAGAGCCTCTGGATTGTTCATATATCTCTGTAGATTTGAAGGGTCAGCAAGCCATGAGAAGGCTGAAACCACAAATTCTACATCTTCTTTATTGAGATTGTATAAATTCTTATTGAATATTACATGCTCATTTTTGTCACGAGATTTTCCTTCAAGTTCAAGTGTTTCTAAAGTTCCATCTGCATATAAATCATTTATTAAGGTCATTGCCTCAGAAGTTATTGAACCATTTTTATTTAAATATATATCTAAGAATGAAAGAAATGGATTAGTTGTAGGCTCAAATCCTAACTCTTCTATTAACTTTACAAGAACATTTTTTATACTTGAGATATTCTTTTTTCCATATCTGCTCTTGATAAATAGTTCAATCACTTCACCTTTTTCAGTCCCTTGGGAACCTACAGGCTGAAGTATGTCAGTTCTTTTTATAGTAAAAGGCTTAATGTTTTTATCATCTTTTTTAAGTTGTCTAACAACATCCGTTGCATCTGATTTTTCAAAAGTTGAAGCATCTTCTGCATTGCTGACAAGTTTGTATTTATCAGCATCTCCTTTTAAATATCCTTTTTTATCTGAATTCTCTTTATTGTCAACACCTACTAAATATGAATCATCTTCTCTTACAGTATTACTTGCAAGTTCATAGGCTTCTTTCCATCTAGCGCCATTGACTAATTTCTTAACTTCTTTTGATAAAGCCATAATTAGCCACTCTCCTTATCATTTAGTATCAGATTATCTCCATTTGCAATATCAGAGTTTCCATCAACATTAAGAAGATTCATGTCTGAGTGTTTATGTGTCAGATTTTCTGGAACAAATTCATTTTCATACTCAGGAATTATTTCACAGGTAATTGATGCAGGATAGATAATTGAATTAGTCATCTTGACAACCTTAAAAAGTCTGCCCTGAGCATTATCAATTCCACTAGGAACAATAAACAAGGCACCTTGTTGAAGTCCTTCTAAATCATAAGGAACATGTATAATAGATGCTGATTCTTGAAGTTCACTGACCCAACCTAACTTCTTTAATGTTTGTTGTGTAGGATGTTCTTCAAATATGCAACCAGTTAATTGTGGAAGATTATAGAAA